ACCTGTTACTGATGATTGATTGAAGTAGTTATATAAATACATTTACACTGGTACTTTTGCCAGGTCTTACTCCAACATAAGAGGGAAAATAATGTCTGAAACAGAAACAGAAAATTTGGATAACGAAGTTACTGATACTTCAACAACTAATCAGGAAGCAAAGTTCACACAAGAAGATGTGAATAAACTCATAGCACAGCGAGTTGACCGTGAAAAGTCTAAGTTCAACAAGAAGTACGATGGTATTGATGTTGACCGATATAACAACTTAGTTAATGCAGAAGAGGAGCGTGATATTGATGCCAAGAAAGCAAGGGGCGAGTTTGATGAAATACTCAAACAAACTGTTGCCAAGAAAGACGGTGTTATTGATTCGCTAACAACAGAGTTACGCGATATTAAGGTTAATGGTAATTTGCTAAGTGAAGCATCAGCAAAACATGCAATTAATCCAAATCAAGTAGTTCAGTTGTTGCAAGGGCAAGTTAAATTGAATGATGGTAGTGTAGAAGTTTTAGATTCAAGCACACAGCAAGTACGGTACACCGAAAGTGGTGACCCAATGCAAGTTAGTGAGTTAGTTCAAGAGTTTCTACAAACAAACCCGCATTTCGTTCAAGCAGGTCCGAAAGGTAGTGGAACAGGTAATGTTACTGATACTGGTGGCAATACATTTGACCCTACCCAATTAGATATGACTAAGGCTTCCGATAGAGCCAAATTTAAAGAGCATCAGTCCAAACAGGGCATGATGTGACCATTATAATTTAAGGAGAAAGAAAAATGGCAAATACAATTACAGACCAAATGATTGGTACTTTAATTACAGCGGCACAGTTCGCTACATACGAAAATTCAATCGCACGAGTTGTAGGTACTACTTACAATGTTGCACCTGGAACAGGTAACTCAGTTCAAGTTCCAGTGTACGCATCAATGACAGCGGCAGGCAAGAACGGTAGTGATGAATTCGCTGATGCAAATACAGGCGCAACTTCAGCAACACTAACGATGACAGAGTTGGGTGTTTACAACCGTGTTAAAGACATGGACCAAGGTGGTTCTTCATCTAATGTAATGAACGACTTAGGTATGCAAGCAGGTATGGCAGTAGCAGAAGGCATCGACTTAGGTGCATTTGCTAACTTCAGTTCATTCACTGGTGGTACTATTGGTGCTACAACTGATGATTTGGATATTGCAGACATTATGCGTGCGGCATCTTTACTAAGAGCATCAGGACATGTTGGGCGTTACAGTTGTGTACTTAACCCATTAGCGGCATTACCTATTAAGATTGCATTAGCAGGTACTTTAGCAGGTGGTGAGCGTGTACTAGGTGCATTCTACTTAGGTACAATCGCAGGTGTTGACATCTACGAATCAAGCGCAGTAGTTGCGGCTGATGGTGCTGATGCAGGTACTGATAATGAATCTACAGGCGCAGTGTTTGTAAGTACAGCAATTGGTGTTGCTATGCGTGGTGGAATTGAAGTTGAACAAGAGCGTTCTGCTAAAGGTAAAGCAACTGATGTAGTTGTTAGTGCTGTAGTAGGAAGTGGCATTATTAATGCGGCAGGCGGTGTTCAGTTAATCGGTAAAGCGGCGTAAGGTTTAGATAGATGTCCTTCATAGTAGAAAACGGTTCTGTTGTTAGTTTTGCAGACTATCAAGATGTTATTAACATGGATGACCGTCTGTTTGCTATCAATGAGGGCATTACATCATTGGATGTTGAAAATACATTAATACGCAGTACTATTAGAATTCTGAATAAGTTGAAAGCCAGTGATTGGTGGAAAGCATATTCAGGTTCATCAATACCCGATGCATTAGATGTGTCAAGTATTGTGCGAACTGAAGATTTTACTGACCTATGCGTTTACTTCGCAATGTTTCAGTACATTCTTCCTAAGTTAGCGAACTTCGATGAAAGTAGTGCAGATTACAATAAGATTGAGTATTATAGAAGTAGATTTACGGAGTTGTTTGAAGAACTATTAGTTGATGGTGATTGGTACGATGCAGATTCATCAGGTACTGTTACTAGCACTGAAGTTCAACAATCAGCACCTAACCTACATTTACAGCGATGAAAACAGAGATAATACAGCATTTGCAAACCCAAGCATTAGGTGCATACAGTGTAAGCACTGACCTGCCATGGACTAGCAACGGCGAACCTCTTTACCAACTCAATCCAAAGGTAATCTATGTTGATGAACCTCAAACAGACCAAGAAGTTATTGTTCAGGTATTGAATGGCAGTGATGTCATGAAAACTACAACAACTATTGGTGTGTTTGTTGTCAATGATGCTAAGACTTTACCAACCGACTACGACACAGTTAAGACTGTGTTGCTTGGTACAAAAGACACCTCTTTGATAAGCAATGCTTATGACAGAGAATGTGATATTTCAACTTCGTACGACGACGATGTAATTATTACAAGTGTTTTGTATCGATTTACCACCATTACATAGGAGAATTTATAATGGCAAATATTAATGTAGCAGGAACTGGCAACTTCGCAACTATTAAGATAGCGCATGTAGGTGATTTAACCACCGATGCGATTACCTTACCTGGTTTGCAAGATGTAACAGTTAACAATAGTAACGGACAATTCCGTTGGAAACAACTTGATACGACTTCAGAGTTCGTTGTATCAACTACAGCAACCAACCAAGTAACATTTAACATGGTACTTGACCCCGATACCTTTTACGGTACAGGTGTAGGTACAGGTGCGGATGCTGATGGTGTGTTCAACTTATCCAATAACAAAACACAAGTTGACATTCGTGTTTATTGGGCAGGTACATCAACGGGTGACAAATATGTTGAAGCAACAGGTTATATCACGGGCATGTCGCCTACGGTAAACCCTGATGCTCCAGTTTGGGTGTCACCGATTACTATTGATGTTAGTGGTTCGTTTACGCAAGGTACAGTAGCGTAACTTAACACTTAATTAATCAACACGAAGGGGTCTATATGACCCCTTTTTGGGTGATGAGATTTGAAGAATTAACAGATAAAGAATTGCTTGCAACACTAGAAGCAGAAGTAGCAAAAACTAAAAACGAACTTGATTCAATTGAAAGTACTATTACTAAGATTAAGTCTAGGGTTGGATTTAGTATTGCATTAATACACTATTTAAAACAGGATTAAAAGATGAAATTAGCAGAATTAGCAAGTAAACCCAAACTAATAAAAGTTGAATTAACCTCAAAGGAAATCGTCAAAGAGTACGGCGAAGCACTTGAGTTTTGGACTTGGGATAGACAACCAATGAAACAGTTCGTTAAGTTAGCAAACATTGAAGGTAGTAACTTCGATACAATCATGGATTCAGTTCGTGATTTAGTGCTTGATGAAGACGGCAATCAAATCATTACAGAAGAAGTTACATTACCTACTACCGTGTTAATGCAAGTAATCGGTAAGGTTGTTGAAACACTGGGAAAGTAGTTAGGTCGGAAATATCACCCGACGACCCTGAACTTTCACAAGTTATCATGATTGATATGATGGCATCACGCTATCATATGTTACCTAGTCGCATATTAGACGATGCTAATACTATTGATTTGTATGTTATGGATATGGCATTGTCCTTTGAGAAATACCACAACAGCAGTGCTAAGCCTACCAATGAATTAGATATAAATACACTAGAAGAAGCGGTTAAAAAGGTTAAGTAATGAGTAAATCAATTAAAGATAAAGTAACACCATCACTAGCAAGAATTGAAAAAGAACTGAAGCAGTTGTCTAAGAAGGCAACCAAGTTCTTTGTCAACAAAACACCTATCGATACAGGTCATGCTAAACGAAGTACTAAACTCAGTGGTGGCAAAATCAAAGCGAAGTACAAGTACGCAACTTACCTTGATGTAGGATGGTCAAAGCAAGCAAAGCGTGGTATGTCTAAACCTACTACCGAGTACATTACTAAGTTAATCAAGAAACTAATGAGGAAGTAGCATGGCAGAACTAGTCTATGACATCGATTTAAATGTAAGACAAGCACTAAAAGGTCTTACTGATTTAAAGAAAAAAGTCGATAAAACTAACAAGGCTGTTAAGCAGTCTAATAAAGTATTCAGTAAGTTCAAGGGTATTTTAACAACTACAGCATTAGTTGGCTTTGGTATGTTTATTAAGAAGTCGTTGGATGCCTCTGATGCATTAGGCAAAGTAGCAAACAAAACAGGCTTTTCTATTGATGCACTACAAGAACTTAGACACGCCGCTGAATTAGCAGGTATGTCAACACTACAACTTGATACATCGCTACAGCGATTTAGTAGACGAGTTGGTGAAGCAGGCAATGGTACTGGTGTACTAGCAAAAGACTTAGAAGCACTTGGTATTAAGTTCAAGAACCAAGATGGTAGTATGCGTAACATTAACGCTGTGTTCATGGATTACATGGGTGCAATTAGTGGTAGTGCCAACGAACAAGAAAAACTAAGACTAGCAGTTGCCGCGTTCGACATGGAAGGCGCACAGATGGTGAACATGCTCCAAGATGGAGTTAGTGGTTTAAGCGCAATGCGTGCCGAAGCAGAAGACCTGGGTATAGTACTTGACAAAAATACAGTTGAATCAGCAACAAGAGCAAAAGATGCATGGACTAAAGTAAGTAGTCAATTCAGTGCAATTGGACAAATACTTGCCGCTGAGTTAGCACCAGTAATCAAAAGCATTTCGGACGACTTATCCACTATGCTCAAAAACAAAGAAGCAATTTTAGCAATGCGAGATGCATTTAAATCATTGGGCGACGCAGTTCGTTTTGTTTGGGAGAACATGAGTGCACTAGCAACAACATTTAAAACCTTTGTAGTTGCTTGGGCTGCCCTTGGTATAATGAAGAAAACCGCACAGTTTACCGTTTTAATAAAAGCATTTGGTGAATTCACTGGTGCTATTGCAGGTGCAAAGTTGATGCTTAGTAGTTTTGGAAAGATAGTTATTCGTTTCGTAGGTGCGTGGGGATTAGTTGCCGCCGCTATATGGGGCGCATATGAAGTACTTAAAATGTTTATTGGTGCTAGCGACGAACTAGACGAGAAGCAAAGCGGATTGGATGCAGTTACTAGAAAAGCCACCAATACTGTTAAAGACCGTCTTCTGTCTGTTATGACAGAAGCAGAAGTACTCGAAAAGATAAACAAGTTAGTTGAATTCCGTAAAACATTAGAAGGCGACTTAACACTTAATGCAGGAGCCAGTCAGAAAGAAGCCACATTAAAGCAAATAGCCAATATTGATAAGCAAATATCAATATTACGCAATCGAGATACAACACTCAATGTTGGAACAGGTAATGTTTCAGGTCTTATTGAACTCAAGAAAGCAATTGAAGGTATTGAAGAAACAATGGACCCTTCAGTTGCATTGTGGAGAGAATACAACAAACAAGTTGCTATTGTTGTTAAAGCACTAGACAAAGGTGTTATTAACAAAGCAAAAGCAACTGAGTTCGTTCAGTACTTACAAGAAGAATTTGAAGCAAGTCTTAATGCACTTGAAGGCTTTGGCGATGAAGTTGAAGAACAAGTTGAACAATCAAAGACTTGGGCAGAATCATGGAAAGATGCATTTAAAGAATATCAAGAAGCCGCATTTGATGCCGCTAACAACGCTAAGACTATATTCAATTCAGTAACACAGAACATGGAAGATGCAATTTTCAACTTCGCTAAAACAGGCAAGATGAACTTTAAGTCTTTTGCACAGTCAGTAATTGACGATATGCTTAGAATACAAAGCAAGAAGTTAGCCGCAAACATTATGGGTGGTGCTAGTAGTGCAGGTAGTAGTTTAGGCAACTTGTTTGCTGGTTACTTTGCAGGTGGTGGTGTAATACCGAACGGCAGGTACGGTGTTGTTGGTGAAGCAGGACCTGAATTAGTAGAAGGTCCTGCTAATGTTAGTAAAGGTTCAGCATCTAATGTTACATACAACATCAATGCAGTTGATGCACCTAGTTTCCAAGCACTACTAGCAAGCGACCCTGAGTTTTTATTTGCATTAACTGAACAAGGTAGAGAAACACTACCATCATTTGCATAGGAGCAAGATATGAGTTTTCAATGGATTATAGACCACGCAGAAACAATTGCTATCGATAGCAAAGCAATGGTAGGGCAAACAATAGCACGAGATGGTACTGTGCGTGCTACTAGCAGAGGTACTACAGGCAAAACATTCACAGTTAAGTTACCGAACGGCATGCCGTGGAATGAAGTAGCAACACAAATTCAATCAATCGAAAGTGCTAATAGATTCTCAGTTGAAACAATTGCGTTCACTAACGCAGGTTACACTAATTGGCTACACAACGGTATGTTGAGTTCAGGACAAACATGGAATGTTATCTGTGTAACTATGCCTACTTGGACTATATTTCAACGCAATCAAGTTAGTTGGTCAGGCGCATTTGTATTTCATGAGAATTTAGTATGATTGATTTAAGCAATTATAGTGGACTTGAAAGTGCAATGTTTATTAAGTGGGTAATACCCGACTTTGAAACTGCGTTATTAAGTGATTACAATACTGCAGTAACTTTTGGTGGTGATACATATACTAGCATTGGTAACTTATTAAGCATAGGTGGAACAACTTCAGAGTTGAAAGCAAGTGCATCAAAACTTAGTATTACTATTAGTGGCATACCATCGACAGAGGTCAGTGATATATTAACTCACGACATTAAAGGTTCATCAATTGAAATCTACAGAGGTTTATTCAATACTAATGGTACTTTATTATCGATACCAAACAACCCATCAATGAAGTTCAAAGGTATTGTTAGCAATTACAGCATCACTGATAAGGTTAATCATTCAACGAATGTAGCAGTTACTACAATAGCATTGGCTTGTAATAGTATTGTTGAAGTATTAAACAAGAAGGTAAGTGGGCGCAGAACTAACCCTGTTGATTTTAGTGGTGAAAGTAGCATGGGTCGAGTTCATGCATTAGCAAGTTCAAATTATAACTTTGGAGCACCGAAATGAGTTTCTTTGGAGATGCGTTTAAATGGTTAGGTGGTAATAGTTTCGGGTCTAACTTAGCAAAGACTGCTATATTAGGTTACGCATCGCGCTTATTAACAGACAATGTTTCAGATACCACATCAACAGAAACAATTGATGAAGGTGCTAGATTACAACTTAACCCAAGTACTGAAACTAAAATACCAGTACTGTACGGTAGTGCTTACTTCGCGGGCAGTATTACTGATGCACAGTTAAGCAGTGATTACAAACAAATGCGTTACTGCTTAACTTTAAGTGAGTTAACAGGTAATGCAATTGATGGTACTGCATCAAGTTACACTTTAGATAATGTTTACTTCAATAACAATAGAGTTGTGTTTGATGTAGATGGATTCACTGCTAGTGAAACTATTGATAGTGCAGGCAATCAAGACCCTAGTGTTGATGGATTAATTAAAGTTTACTTGTACAAAGAAAGCACACCGCTTAATGGTGGTCCTGCACCTGATACATTGTTTGATAATTGGAGTGCAGTATCGCACCCAATGTCAGGGTTGTTGTACGCAATCGTTGAAGTTAATTACAATCGTTCGAAGAATGTAGTTGGGCTACCTGAGTGTGTATTTCACATCACTAACAGCACAGACATGCCTGGTGATGTTCTAAACGACTACATGACTAACAATGTGTACGGTGGTAACATCAATGTAAGTGACATTACAGGCTTAGATGATTTAAACACGCATGTAGCATCGGGTTTCACTTACACTGATGCATCAGGTTCATCACAAGTTGGACAAGCAAGAATCAATGGTCTAGTTAATACAGGTACGAATGTATTAAACAACATGCAAGCAATTGCTAAAGCAACAGGCTCATGGTTAAGTTACGACATACACGAAGGTAAGTGGTCAGTTATTATTAATAAAGCAGGTTCATCAGTAGCAAGTTTTGATGATAGTAATATAATTGATACTATTTCGGTAAGTGGAACTTCACTTACATCATTGTACAATAGTGCTGAAGTTCAGTATCAGAACACTGACATATTAGACACAACAGACTTTGTTAAGATTGACATACCTGGTGCTGATTTGTTTAACAACGAACCTGATAACACATTGCGAATGGTATTACCATTTACTAATAAACAAAGTACTGCACTTAAAGTTGGATTAATTGATTTAAAACAATCGCGTGTTGATAAGATTATTAGTTTCAAAGCAGACTATAGTTTCATGCACATTAAAGCAGGTGAACTAATTGATGTTTCATCAAGTGTTTACAATTACACTAACAAAGTGTTCAGAGTTGTTAATGTTAAAGAAGTTGAAACTTCAAATGCAATTGTACTAGATTTTAAATGTATTGAATATGATGCAGATGTTTACACATATAACATTAGTGAATTTGCAATTGAAACAGATGATGGCTTATTAAGCATTGGTAGTATTGGTAAACCCAACCAACCGAATGTAACAAACAACGGCACGGGTTCAAGTCCACACATTCTAATAGATGCACTAGTACCGAGCGGTATTGTAGATGAAATGGAGTTTTGGGTTACACACGACACAAGTGTTGCTAATGACATCGACAGAACCTATGTTAAAGTAGGCACACAAAGTAACACTGATGGTAGTGCATTCAATGAGAATCAAGCAGTACAGTTAAAGTACACTCAACTTAACCTTGGTGATTTGTATGTGAAGGTTCGTGGTATGAATAACATCACAACTGGACCTTACAGTAATGCTAGTGGGTTAATTGCTTATGTACCTGTACAAGAGCCTGACAACTTACCTGATGATGTTTCAATTGGTGGTCAACTATTAAACTTAGGTTTAATGACATTGATGAACAACTTAGATGTGTTGTTTGATGGTGACCCTAATACATCATTGATTGATGCGATACTAGACGACTTCTTTCCAAGTTCAACAGGTGGAACACCAACTGAACAAATGGCAGAAGCATTGGTTGCAGACCAAGACTTTATTAATGATTTAGTTACAGCAACACAAGGTGCTACAGTAGTTGCACCGCAGTTGATTGATGATTTAACCGATGTTGATACTACAACTAGTGCACCTGCTGTTAATGCAGTGCTGTTTTGGGATGGTACTAACTGGGTTCCAAATACAATAAACCCCGATACAGGTGAGCCTACAGACCCAGTAGTTCCACCAGTAGTAACATGCAACTTAACACAATCAGGCACTTATCCAAGTGATGGCAGTAATACAGCACCTATTACAGGTTCGTACTTTATTGTATACGACAACACAGACATTTACACACCATTGACATTAGGATTGGGTAATGTTGATTTGTACGAGAGTGATGGTACTTTAGTTGAAACATTACCTGAATCGTCATTGGTAATTGATAACAATACCATTGAACTACCATTTGCCGACAGAACATTAGGCACAGACTACTACATATTGATGGACGAAGGTATTGTCGAGTACTGCGATGGGTGTTTATCTCCTGCGATTGTATTGCCTACACCGTGGAACTTCAATACATCTAGATACAGTGCAGACCCTTATTCAGTAGCAGGCTCTTTAAACACACCAACTGCACTATCTAGAACAAGTTATTCACCGACAGGTACTATTTGTAATACACAGAACACAATTACATTAGATTTTAATCAGTATGTAGTTGCAGGTGCAGGCAATATAGTATTACACAAAGACAATGGTAATGGCACAACATCAACAGTTGAAACATTCGCTATTGGTGCGTGTACTGTTGTTGGTATTTCAGTTGAAACACCGTTTATTGCCGAATTAGTGCCTGGCACGGATTACTTTATTACCTTAGACGCAGGGTTGGTTATTACTGACAATACTGCAACAGGTAACTGTGGTTTAACAGGACTAGCAAACCAATCATCTCCAGGCGAAACTGATGTAACTGCAATGATGTTCACTGCATCAAGTCCATTAACAGTAGTTTCAACCTCACCAACGGATGATACTATTGATGTCGACATCGAAACTGAGTTAACTCTTACTTTCAATCGCAGTATGTCAGTGGGCACAGGTAACTTTTACATACACAAAGCAGACTCTACTTTAGTACAGACATTGTCGGTAACTACATCATTTGATAGTAATATGACAAGTGGCATTATTAATATTAGCGGTAGTACTGTAACAATTAACCCTACTCGAGATTTAGAACAAGGCATTGAATATTATATATTAGCAGATGCTGGTACGCTCACGGATGCGTGTGGTTACACATGGGCAGGTATTACTGACACTACCTTCTTTACATTTACAACAGACACAGGACCTGCAATACTAAGTACAGTACCAACAGCAGGTTCAACCGCAAACATTGCCGACACGGGCATACAGATGGAGTTTGACAGACCTATTCAAACAGGTCCAGGTCAAGCACATGTTTATACATCATCTGGTGTTTTAGTCGACTCATTTGATGCAACAGACGCTAGAGTAGTAATAACATAAGGATTAAGAATGAGTAGAGTAACGATTAACCCAGGTTCAATATTTGGTGCAGGTACTGATTATTATGTACTAGTTGATGCAAGTTTTGTCGAATCAACAGATGGTAGTCGTTCAGGCAACGATGCGATTACAGACACTGCACAATTTACATTCAGCACAAACACTCCTCCTGCTTTAGTTAGTACATCACCAATCGATGATGCAACAGGCACAATTGGAAGCACTTATCTAAGCATTACAGCAGACATTAACATCTATGCTAACACAGGTAACATCTACTTGCATAAAACAGTAGGAAACACACTTGTTGAAACATTTGACATCACTACTGTAAGTATTGTTAATGACACAATTACATTCACACCAGCAAGTCCGTTTGAAGCAGGGGTTGAATACTATGTGTTGATGGATGCAGGTGCTGTTAGAGATAGTGATTTATTTGCATTCCCAGGTATTAGTAGTACAACAGCATTCTCATTTACTGCAGATACAGCACCTTTGTTAAGTAGTTTTACACCTATATTAAATGCAACTGATACTGCTAAATCAACTACAGTTACATTAAACTTTGACCAAGATGTGCAAGCAGGCACAGGTGATATTAAAATCTACGAAGTGGGTGGTACATTACATCAAACAATTGACATTACTACGGTTAGTTTTAGTAACAACACTGTTCAGTTCGATGCAACTAATTTAGACCCTAGTACAAGTTATTACATCACTATTGATAATCAAGCAATTTACGATACTGATGCAGGGTTTTGGTTTATTGGCATTACAGCAAACAATGTGATTAAGTTCACAACTGGTGCATTACCAACATTAGTATTACAAACAACAACACCAGCACACAGAACTGCTAATATTATATTAACAGCATCGAATAGTGTTGGTGCGGGTACAGGTAACTTGTACTTTTACAAAGCAGATGGTACTTTATTAGACACCATTGATGTTATAAGTGCTTACAATGCAGGTACAGGTGAAATTTCAATTAACCCTAGTGTTGATTTAGACCCTAGTACGAGTTATTATGTATTATACGATGCTAATATAGTCCAACATAATGGGTTTTACAACACAGCAGAATCAAATACAGCAACACATACATTCACTTCGGGTGCAGTGCCTTATTACACAGCAGTAAGTCCAACACACAACACTGTTCATAGTAACACGACATTGTTTGTTCAATTTACATTCAATGAGAATGTAGCATTCAACACAGGTGTAATTGTTTTATACAAAGGCGACGGCAGTACAGTTCAATCAACTAGTGCAGGTGGTAGTGATGTTACTATTGTTAATAACTTAGTAAGCACAACATTTACAATACCAGTTAATGGTGGTGGAGAAAGTTACTATATTCTTGCAGACGACGATTTAGTAAGAGCAACAAGTTCAGCAATGAGTTGGGGTGGAATTACTTCAGTAAGTGAATTGAACTACACTACAACAGCACAGCCTGTAATTGTTAGTACAGTGCCTAGTGACGATACAGTTGAACTAGACCCTGATACTGATATTTCAATGACATTTAACACACCTGTAGTTGTTAATAACAGTTCAGCAAATGTTTACTTGTACAAAGAAGGTGTTCTTGATTCAACATACGCAATTACAACTGTCACTGGATTGGGTACTACAGCACTAGCATTAGACATTAATGTACTAGATACTATTAACCCAGGAATTGAGTACAGTATTCAAATTGATAGCGATGCATTAAAAGCAAGTTCATCATCATTTGAATACGCTGGTATTAGTGATAATACAACTTGGAACTTCACAACTGAAAATCAACCTGTATTAACTAGTACATCGCCAAGCGATAATGGTGTTGATGTTGTTAAGAATCCGACTATTAGTTTAACATTTGACCAAAATGTAATAGCAGGCACAGGTGATATTACATTATTCAAAGCAGACGGCACATTACATCAAACATATCCAATCGCAACAGTTAGTATTGTTAATAATGTAGTTACATTCAATGCAAGTAATTTAGCCCCTAACACAGGTTATTACATCAACATTGATAGTGGTGCTTTAACTGATACCGATGCAGGGTTTGATTACACAGGCTTTAGTGATACAACGACATTCAACTTTACTACTGCTAATATGCCAAGTGTTAGTAGTAGTGCATTTCATGGAAGTGCTGAGCCTTGGTTAATTGATGATTACACAATTAAAGTAACTTACGACCAATCGATATCAACCAATGCAGGTAATGTTGTATTGTACGATGGTAGTGGTGTTGTTCACCAAACATTTAATGTAACTACATTGTCGATTACAAGTGGCAATATATTAGAAGTGCCAATTTCAAATGTACTACAAGAAACTGATTACTACCTACTAATAGATGATAATGCAGTGCAGTCAAGTGCTTCGGGCTTTAATAGTGATGCAGTAACGGATGTTAATTTAATTAGATTCACTACTGATAGATATTCATTTGCATCAACAATTACACATGGTGTAGGTGATGTTAGTATTACATTCAATGGTGGTGTTGGTTATATTGATTGGGAAGGCGATGGACTTGGGTATGATATTTATGGCTATACAGGTACATTTACACACACATTTGCAAGTTCAGGTACTTTAAGTGTAATTGGACATGACAATTCTTCACAAACCCACTTCACTAATATACAAATTAATTCAACTGTAGTAACAGATGTTGAGATATTTGACATGAGTGGTATTACAAACATGGACCAAATGTTCATGAATTGTACTGCATTAACTACAATCACAGGTCTTAGTACAAGTAATGTCACGAACATGAAAAATGCATTTAATAACTGTACTGCATTAGTAACAATGCCATCTATTGATACAAGTAGTGTTATTGACGGTTACCCTGTTACTGGCTTTGTGCAAACTTGGAGTGGCTGTAGTTCATTAACTGCATTCCCATTAATTGATACAAGTAATGTAACTTATCTTGGGTCGACTTGGAGTGGCTGTAGTTCATTAACTGCATTCCCATCAATTGATACAAGTAATGTAACTTATCTTGCTGGGGCTTGGAGTGGCTGTAGTTCATTAACTGCATTCCCATTAATTGATACAAGTAATGTAACTTATCTTAGGTCGACTTGGAGTGGCTGTAGTTCATTAACTGCATTCCCATCAATTGATACAAGTAATGTAACTCATCTTGATGAAGCGTGGCAATTCTGTAGTTCATTAACTGCATTCCCATCAATTGATACAAGTAATGTAACTGATTTCAGTGAAATTTGGGAAGGATGTAGTTCATTAACTGCATTCCCATTAATTGATACTGATGCAGGGTCACAGTTCGTTAACACATGGAAAGACTGTACTTCATTAGTTTGTATAACAAATGTTAATACAACACACTCAACATCAACTTGGGCTTTATTTGATGGATGTACTGCGCTAGTATATCCCGATGCTTACGATATTACTCTTATTCATCAAGCATATTATGACCCAGTAACACAAATGTATGTGTACGGTGCTAACTGGGTTAACCCGAACCCATGCCCATAAATAATATTATGAATAAATGTACCCTAGTGTTTTTAACAAGTATGGTATTAAGTATTAGTGCCTACGCTTTCTTTCAACAGTTCATGCAAATGCCACAACAAGCAATGCAAATGATGCAACCACA